ATGACGACGATTGATGCGACGCCTATCCGCACGCTGAACGACCGCTTCCGCAAAGACATGGATTTCAGCCTGGGGCGCTGGGTCATGACCCGAGGCGTCAACGACAAGGGCGTGCTGTTCGTGCAGCGAGCTTGCCGCGCAGTCAGGGAGTTCGACCAATTCAACAACGGCAACGATCCGCACCGCGAACACGACCTGGGCCGCATGGAGGTCGATGGTGAAACGGTGCTCTGGAAGATCGACTACTTCGATCCAGACCTACAGCACGGCAGCGAAGACCCGTCCGATCCGGCCAAATGCCACCGCATCCTGACGGTGATGCTCGGCGAAGAATACTAGCCCAGCCCTTAGAAGCCCCGCTCGTCGGGGCTTCTCCATGACTAGCTAAGTAGCTGCATGAGCAAGTCAAAGGGCAACGCAGGGGAACGAGAGCTGTGCCGCATCCTCGCTGACACTTTCGCTGGGTCGTTCATCCGCGTCCCAAACAGCGGCGCGTTCACGGGCGGCAAAAACGCGAGCCGGATGGCCACCATGTCAGCGGGACAGGTGCGCGCATCCAAGGGCGATATCATTCCGCCCGACCACATGCCCCGCCTTGTTATCGAGGCGAAGTTCTACAAGGACTTCCGATTCCACCAACTGCTGAGCGCGTGCCCGCAACTAGATGCCTGGCTGGAGCAAGCTGCCGTATCGGCTGGACCAGACGACCTCTCGCTGGTGTGCTTCAAGATCAACCGCGTAGGCTGGTACGTGGCCCTACCGACCAACCCAGCGTTCACGCTCGGCAGTCATGCGACCTACCAGACCACGACAGGCCAGTATCTCGTCGCTCCCCTCGGTGACTTCCTGGCGAGGAACCAAGCCGAAGTGCTGCGACTGTCCCAGCCAAGCCCCTAGAAGGGCTCGTACAGGGGCGAAAGAGGCGCCGGACAGGCCTAGTGCCCAGATACAGAAACGGCCCCTTTGCAGGGGCCGTTTTGCGTAGAGGGCTTGTCGACGCTGCTAGGCAGCTTTGCGACCGCGCTTCTTCGGAGCGCTCGCCCCGCGCGTTGCGGCGCGCTTCTGGATCATCGCTTGGACTTCCTTGTCGATCTCGGCGATGGCCGGATCGAATTGGCCGGTGAGCAGATCGGCTTTGATCGCCCCATAGACGCCCGCGAGCTGCTTGGTCGGGACAACCAGTTCCGTCTCGTCGTTGAGCAGCTTGATCGCCTTACCGCCGTGACGGACGGTGAAAGCGGCGTTCTCGCCCTTCACCTTGAACCAACGACGACCGCCGCCCTCGGCCTGCCCGATCAGGGCAACTTGCTTGTCGATGTTGGCGGCGATGATCTGCTTGGCAGTCTTCTTGTTGGCGCTGCCACCCTTGAATTCCGAGAATTCCGAAACGGGCTTGGCCAAGGTCTTCCAGTCCATCTTGTCTCTCCTGAGTTGCGCGGTTGCGCTGTTGATCCGAAGTGAATCCAGTTTGAAGCTGCGTCAACCAATGAAGGCAGCACCACGCAATGCACGGCGCATCATGTTGTCGGTGACAGAGACGTATTCCATGGTTGTATTAACATGGGCGTGCCCTAGGACCTTCTGGATGATGAAGATGCTATCACCCCGGTCAACCATCTTCGTCGCTAGGCTACGACGACCGGAGTAGCAGGACCCTTCAATGTCGGCGAGGCGATACAGGCGTTGAAACGCATCGCTAATGCCTCTTGGCGTGAAGGGATTGCCCTGCACATTCAGGAATACGCGACCGGTGCGGCCCTGCATGTGAGCAGCAAGCATTTCATGGATGCTTGGCTCGATAGTCAGTGAGCGGCCAGACTTGCGCTTGGAGTGGCCGATAGGAATACGAAGCTCCGTGGTGCGGAACCAAGAGCTGTCGAGACCCGCAAGCTCCATAGGACGAAGCCCGTAGTCGAAGCTCAGTGCGAGCAGAAAGCGGTACATCGCAGGACGCTCCATGCGCTCTGCAAAATCGAGCAGCTTAGTGACTTCTTCCTGATCCTTGATCGGTGCCTTCATGGGACAATCTCCTTGTCCCATCGCTCTAAAGCCACCGTAGGAAATTACGACCACAGAGTTGAAGAAGGTCAGCCTTACAGCGCTCTCCAATGACCCCGCTTGCTAAATAGATGTGTGAGCAATTTGCTCACACAGAAAAACAACAATTGGGGAAACCAATGGAAGACCAAACTAAGGCAAACACGCTCACTCATGCCGCTGCGTCAAACGCGACAGACGCAGCGAACACACTCAAGCAAATGGGGGTGACGCTGAACAACGGGAGCCCCTTCATCATCGATTCAGGCAAGGTGAAGTTCGCTGACGTAAAGCTCGCGAGCATCTATGCCTCAAAGACCGAAGTTGAAGACCTCCGACAAGAAGTCGCCCACCTGAAGAGCCTCTATCAAGAGGTCTTTCTAATGGCTGCCCGCGCTGTCTCGGATATCGCTGACGCCGCTGACACGGACGGTGCCGAATGAGCACCCCAGCACACTCACTTCCTAACTCATTTTTGCGCCTATCCCTGCCGCCCCTCATGCGCGAAATCGTGGCCACCAAGAACGCGAGAGACGCCATGCGCGGCTTCCAGATGGAAAAGCAGCTACAGCTCCACCTGAACGAGCTGCTGAACGTCTTCTTCCCTCTGATTTCTGCCCTCGACCTTCCGACGAGCAGCGCTCTAGCGTCGTTCGTATTGGCGATGAACCGAGTTTGCTTGAACCCAGAACACGTCACAACGTGGCAAGCGTTCTCTGACAGGCACGAAAGCTACATCAGGGACGCTCAGCATTTCTCCGATGATCGCGCTGCCATCCTCAAGGAATGGGGGCTGGCATGACCGATCAGGCCCCAAAACCAGTCCCCACTTTCTACGGCCACCCCATCACGCCCAAGCTGACGAAAGAGCAGGAAGCACGAGCGATTGAACTGTTTGCCGAGGGCATGTCGATCAAGAAGGTCGCGACCACGCTGCAAGTCGGCGAGAACCGCGTCCGAACGCTCAGGGACAAGCGGAAAACCGCCGAGGCTCAGGCACTCTTCCAGGCCACCAAGAACACCCCAGCGGCTCTGAACAACCTCCAAGAAGGGCTGAATAAGGTCATTTCGATCCTCGACCAATTGGTCACGAACGAGGCTGCTCAGAACACCGAAATCAGGAAGATGAACAAGGCGCTGTTCAGGCGATCAACGGAGAACAAACGCCTCCGAGAAACCGTCGCACAACAGAAGGCCGACCTACGCGACCTGAAGCGCTTCTACCACGGCAAGACCGGAAGGGAGTGGCTATGAGCGACATCAGAACCAAACGCCACCTGACCCGAACTGCGACCGGTGCCTATCTCCAATACGCCGACTTCGACCTGACGTGACCCCCTGAAACTCCTCCAGGAATAACTAGAGTCCGCCCCAGGAAAGGGACGGACGAATGAAGCGATCACGGTTCACGGAAGAACAGATCATAGGGATCCTGCGTGAGCAGGAGGCGGGCGTCCCGGTGGCGGACCTGTGCCGCAAGCACGGGCTCAGCTCGCCGACCTTCTACAAGTGGAAGGCCAAGTACGGCGGGCTGGACGTGTCGGAGGCGCGGCGGCTAAAGGCGCTTGAAGACGAGAACGCCAAGCTCAAGCGGATGCTGGCCGACGCGATGCTCGACAATGTCGCGCTGAAGGATCTGCTGGGAAAAAAGTGGTGACGCCCGCCGCGCATCGGGAGGCCGCAGCCTATCTGCGGTCGGCCTACGAGATGAGCGAGCGGCGGGCGTGCCGGGTCCTGGGCGTGGATCGCAGCAGCGTGCGCTACCAAGCCACGCGGCCCGACGACGGTGTCCTGCGCGAGCGGCTCAAGGCCCTGGCCCAGGAGCGCCGCCGGTTCGGCTATCGCCGGCTGCACGTGCTGCTGCGGCGCGAGGGGCACGCGGTCAACAAGAAGCGGGTCCAGCGGCTTTATCGCGAGGAGAAGCTCACCGTGCGCCGGCGCGGCGGACGCAAACGGGCGGTCGGCACGCGGCGGCCCCTGGAGGTCCCGCTGACGCCCAACCAGCGCTGGAGCCTGGACTTCGTGTCCGACCAGATGACCGACGGCCGCCGGTTCCGGATCCTGACGGTGATCGACAACTGCACGCGCGAGTGCCTGGCCCTGGTGGCCGATACCTCGCTGTCAGGCCGGCGGGTGGCGCGTGAGCTGGACGCCATCATCGCCCAGCGTGGACGTCGGCCCGACACCATCGTCAGCGACAATGGGACCGAATACACGTCCAACGCTATCCTGGCCTGGACCGACGACAGCGGCGTGGGCTGGCACTACATCGCGCCGGGCAAGCCCCAGCAGAACGGTTACAACGAGAGCTTCAACGGCCGGCTACGCGACGAACTGCTGAACGAGACCCTGTTCCGGTCGCTGCCGCACGCCCGCGCCGTGCTGGAGACCTGGCGGCGCGACTACAACGAGCACCGGCCCCACTCCAAGCTCGGCTGGATGACGCCCAGGGAGTACGCCAGCGCCTTCTGCGGAGAGACCGGCCGGCACGCTGCGCAGGCTGATAGCTCCGCGCACCGGCCTCTTGCCACCCACCAACACCAAGGCTCAAATCAACCCAGGACTCTCGTTATGGCTGGATGAGAAATGGGGGTCACGTCATGCGCCAGGAGCCCGAACGAGGCACCGGCCGCACGATTGTCACCTACGATCCAGGCAAACTCGACAACAAGACCCCGCCATTCCTGCGCTTCACCATGGAAGGCGACCGCTGCAAGCTGGTTGAGCGCAACCACGGTTCAAGGCAGTCGCCCAAGTGGGTTTCCGAGCCCGGAAGCCTCTTCCACATCATGGAGCACAACCCGCTGGCCAGCGCCGAGGGTAGCGGTGCCGGTGACGCAGTTCAGCCCCTCGTCGAAGCCTACATTCAAGCCACACGCATGATCCGCGACCGCATGGCCGCGAACGGTAGGGTCGAAGGCTACTTCAAGGCTCCTCCTCTCGAAACGGATGAGCAGCGAGCCACCTACAAGAAGTCCATGGAAGACCTGAATAGCAGCGATGCTAAGGTCCTAGTCGACACCGACTTTATCACCGCGCAACTGTCGTTCACCGACCTTGATCTGGTCGCCACCATCGACAGCCTGACGCGCGCGATCGCGAGCGGTTTCGGTGTTCCAGCCGTGTTCCTGAACCTCGCTGGCGAGAGCAGCTACGCCAACCAACGTGGCGCTGACCGCATCTACTACACTGGCTGGGTGAAGCCTCGCGCGCTTTGGCTGATGAAGCAACTTGAAGCGAACTTGCGTCGTGATTTCGACCCCACCCTGGAACTCGGTATCGATGAGACGGAGGTCAATTACCTCCAAGACGACCGCCTGGAAAAGGCGGCTGGAATGACCCAGCAAGGCGTCTTCACCATCAACGAAATCCGCGACGTGATGGGCTATCCGCCCATCGCCAAGGGCGACGAATTAGCCAAGCCCATGAACGCTCCCAAGGAGGCCGCGGACACCGAGACCGACAAGCCGAAGGAAGTAAGTCCAAACGCAGATACCTCACGCCGTAACGGCTCGAAGTCGCTCGCGAAATAAATAACAAAAAGAACAAACACGCGGATGCGACAGGAGCCGAATGAAAACAAAGGACGTCAAGTACGCTAACTTCAAAGCTGAGGATATTGGTGACAACTACGTCGCCGGTTACGCCTCCACCTTTGGCAACGTCGATGCTTATGGCGACGTTGTTGAAAAAGGCGCCTTTACGCGCACTTTGAAGGCCCGTTCAGGCAGCATCAAGTTCCTGAAATTCCACGACCCCAATCAGCCAATCGGCAAGGTCACGGAGATCAGGGAAGACGAAAAAGGCCTGTGGGTCAAAGCCGTGTTCTCCAGCACAGTCGCAGGCCAAGAGGCTCGGACTGAAGTCAAGGAAGGCGTCCTTGACAGCTTCTCAATCGGCTTCCTTCCGATGAAGACGAAGGCCGACAAGACGGATGATGGCCGCGTCATCAACCGCCTTCAAGAAGTGAAGCTATACGAATTCAGCCTCGTGACCTTCCCTGCAAATGAGCAGGCCGTTGTCACCGCTGTTAAGTCCGAAAGCGACAAGCCTGTGCTCAACGAACTTAATCAGGCCCTGCTGGATCAGTTCGGCGCATTCCTTCTCACCAAGCAGCTCGACGAAGCAGCCGCGAACGATGATGCGGCTTCCGAAGAGATTGAAGACGAAGATGCGGCGGCTGATGACGAAGCGGAAAAGCAGATCGACACCACGGTTGATGAGGTCAGCAAGGCGTTCAGCGAAGCGCTGTTCAGTCTAAAGCTAGAAGCCGCGCTGAAGACCCTGCGTAAGCGCGCATAACACCAAGCTACTAGAGCCCGCTGATAAATAAAATATCGGCGGGCTTTTCCATGCCTGCACGTCAGCACTCCGCAACGCCGGACCCGCTGCTTGGAAGAAGGACCCGCTCACCAGCACTCCGTCTGCCGCCCAAAACAATAACAAAAAGAGGGCAGAAAATGTCTCAAGAAATCATGGGTCAGTTGACCGAACTGACCGACCTCGTTCGCGAGAAGGCCGCAAGTGCCGATGTCGTTGACAAGGCTACCTACGCTACCGGTGTTGCAGAGCTGCAAGCCGAGCTGAAGTCCCTGCGTGATGACCTCGCTGCTAAGTCGGCTCCACGTCACGACGCACAAGATGTACGCGAACAAGCTGCTGAAGCCTTCGCTAACTTCATGGTCAAGGGCTTCGACCCAAAGAACGAACTGCACCGCAAGGCTGCTGCTGAAGCGAACTTCCTGACCGGCGAAGCTGGTGGTTTCACCATCCCTCGCGTTGTCGATCCTGAAATTGGCGAACTGCTGCGTCAGACCAGCCCTGTCCGCTCGATGGCCCGCGTCATCAGCGCTCCAATGGGTTATGTCCACCTCGCAAAGAACAGCAAGCCAGCCGCTTCGAAGCGTGCTGAAGGCGGCGCTGTCACCGATGGTCAGGTCTCGACCTACAACGAGATTACCTTCGGTTCGGCCGAATTCTACGAGAACGCTGCGCTCTCGATCTGGACCCTGGACGGCGACAGCCCAATCGACTTCGCCGCTCAAGCGAAGAAGGACATCCTGGCTGGTCTGGCTGAACTGGAAGCCCAAGAGCACCTGCTCGGCACCACTCAGAACACCATCAAGTATGGCCCAACGCCAACCGCAGTCCTGGTCAACTCAGGTCTGCTGACCCTGGGCGTCAGCGCCAACGCAAACCGCTTCACCAACGATGTTGGTAAGCTGGGCGGCGTTATGTCGGCTGCGAACAAGGCCGTCACCTTTGACGACCTGATCAAGCTGCAAGCCTCGCTCCACAGCAACTACAGCGGCAACGCCAAGTACCTGTTTGGCTCGGAGCTTGAGACCCAGCTGTTCACCTTGAAGGATGGAAACGGCAACTACGTTTGGGCTCTGAACCAAGCAATCGCAGGCGGTCCAGCTACCATTCGTGGCAAGGAATATGCGGTTTCGGACTTCATGCCCGACATCAACACCGCCGCTAACGGCGCTGTCACCGTCCTGTACGGCGACTTCTCCAAGTACCTGATCACCGAACAGGCTGGTGTGTCGTGGGTCTTCGACCCAATCACCGACCTGCGTCGCGTGAAGTACCACGCACGTATGCGCCAAGGCTCGGGTCTGACCGACTTCCAAGCAATGCGCGCACTGACCAACAAGGCTGGCACCTAAGCCACTTGTAGGTACGTAAACAGAGACCCCGCTGGCAACAGCGGGGTCTTTTGCTGACCTGAATAAATACCCGACAGCATTAGCTATCGAGGTATCCGACATTGGCAGTTGAACTAACAACAGAAGGTCTAGACGCGAACAGCTTCATCGCCAGCCTGGAAGAAGCAAACCTGTTTCTTCTGGAAGTCTATGACCCCGAGCTGAACGATGCGAACGGACCAGCGCAGCTAAACGCTACCCACATTCCTCAGCTCATCGAGGCCGCGCACGCGATCAGCACCTATTGGTCGTTCCTGGGCCACAAGACGCACCCTCTGCAGAACCTCGCATGGCCGCGAACGAATGTGACGCTCGGCCGCCAAAAGCCGGGTCCTGGCTGGTTCAACCGAGCCTATCCGCACCTCGACACCTCGTATGCGGACCTAGCCCATCACGTGATGTGGGAAGCACCGGGCCTGTTGGCCGAAGCAACCCTGCCAAACGATGAAATTCCCAGGAACGTGAAGGTCGCACAGGCGATCTTGGCGGCGCTCTTCACCAAGGGCGTGACCATCTGGGAGGACAACAAGGGCGATAACACCCAGGTCCAAATCGACACCCTGAAGGTGGACCAAGTGAATGCGGTGTCTCGCATCATGTCGGTTCGCCAGCGTCTCGCACCATGGGGCAAGTTCATTGGCTCGCACATGAGCGCGCCGGGCGGTGCGCGTGGCTAATGCGTTCGCCAAGGCTGTAGCTCAACAACTGAAGGGACGCTTCGCACAGGACGCGATTATTCACTGGCCTGCGGCCGGTGGTTTGAGCCGCACCGGTGCGACCGCCGCACCGACGACACAGACCGTCCGAACCATCATCACGAACCGGACGGAGCGTATCAACGGCGCAATCGTCCAGACCACGACCGCAATTCTACCTGCGACGGAGCGCAGCCTTATCGGCGCTTCCCTGACCGTCAAAGGTAGCCTACCCCGCAAGATCGCCACGTCCGAAAACATCGGCGGTTCTGCCGACGATGCAGCGTTCCAGAAGGTGACGCTGACATGAAGGGCGCGGACGTATTCAAGCGCCGCCTGGGCTCCATCCGACGTGCCGTCGAGAACGCTCCTGAGCTGTTTCAGGAAGCGGGTGAAGAGTGGCTTGAGCAAGACGCAATTCCCGCTGCTCAGCAGCTCGCACCAGTCCGAACCGGTGAACTCCGCGACAGCATCGGCGGTGCTGCCAACGAGCAGCAAGTCCGCCTGTTCGCCACCGCTGAACATGCCCGAGCGGTCGAAGAAGGCACGAGCAAGATGGCTGCTCAGCCCTACCTCGCACCAGCGATTGCGAAGACCCGAAACAAGCTGTCAGCGCGCATTCGCACCAAGCTAAAGGACCACCTGAAATGACCCGCTTCGAACCTCTCCTTGCTGACATTTACGACGCCGTAGCAGCGTCTCCAGAAGCGAGCACACTCCTTGGCTCAGGTGACTGGTTGGACTTCGGTCTTCCACCTGAACCCGGCCTTCTTGTGGACGCTCCTGTGGTCCGCATCGACGGCCCTTACCTCGATGACGACAAGCTGAAGCGCTACCCGATGACCCTCAAACTGTGGGCCTTTGAGGACGGCGATTACCTGAAATTCCTCAACCTCGCAGAAGCCCTCAAGGACGCGCTTAACAGGTCTTCCAAGCTGCTCGACAGCACCGCTGGTTACGTCCCCCGCAATGAGCCCCAGCTCTACTGCGCTCTATTCAACGTGGTTGCCTACCTCGGCTAGGCCAAGCCCGCGGCGAAGTGCCTATAATAAATAGTTGTGCCCATTCAACCACTTAACGAGGCACAACATATGGCACTAGTCCAAAATATCCAACGCGGTGACAAAATCCGCCTGTTTGCTGCAAGCACGGCATCGCGCGACGCTGCTCCAGAAAATAAGGACGACACATTCGGCGTAGCTGGCGTCGTCAATGACGTGTCGCTCGAATGGTCGTCAAAGACCGAAAGCGAGAAGGCGGCCACCAAGGCTTCGCCAAACTACGTCTCGCTCGCAGGCTTCACCGAGATCACTCTGAAGCTGACTGCACAAACCCTCTACAATGACATGCAACTCCAATTGATCCGTAACGTCGTCGGCACGCAAGACCCTGTCTGGCTGCAAATCCGCGACGTCACGGGCGCAGTTGCAAACCAAAACGGCTCCGGCTGGACCACGCCACCAGCGATCCTCCTAGAAGGCGACTTCATCGTCGTTGAAGAGAGCGTGAAGGCGGAAACCAAGGGCGTGATGGAAGTCACCCTGAGCTTGGAAGCTGCTGGCGAGGTGAAGCGTGCTGCTCGCGCCTATCAGCCATACCAAGACACCACGCCGTAAGCTGATACGTAAAGGGGAAAACAAGAATGCTAAAAAGCACACGTATCGGCACTGGCAAGATCAACTACGTCGGTGAAACCCTGGAAGTCAGCGCTACGCTAAGCGCTCTCAATCGTCTCGGATTGGAGAAGGGCTGCGACGGCATCGAAGCGGCCGACCAGCTACAAGCGAAGAAGCATCCAGGCATTGCCGAGCTTCTGTACTATATGCAGGTCAATTCGGATCACTCAGCAGACGAGATTTACGACTGGCTGTTCGGTGATCTGACAGCGTTCATGGAGAACGATGAAGGGGTCAAGGATCAGGTCGCTAAAGCGCTTGTCACCATGTTCGGCCTTCGCATTGCAGAACAACTACCACAGTCTGGTGACGCCCAAAAAAAGGATGGCGTCTAGGCCGGACTGAGGTCGCCTTTGCTAACCTCGTTAGAAGTGGAATTCAGCCCAGCGAAGCGCTTGCGATGACCTGGGCTGAATATCTCCTCATCATCCTCGCTAACGAGGAACCACCTTCACGCATCGAGACCGCTGAAGACTTCAGCAAGGCATGGACTGAGGTCTTTGGGAGCTGAGAAGCCCAACCTCCACGGCGAGTAAATACGGCGAAGAAACCGTGTTGCTCGCAGGAGGATAATGGCAGAAGCACTCTCACTAGGGATCGACTTTGATACAAACATCAAAGCGGTTCTCCGCGACTTCGACAGTCTCCTAAGTTCGTTCACTCGCCTCTCTAGCGGCGCTGACAAGAACAGCAGCCGGGTCAGGTCCTCCCTCCAAGGCATCTCAAGCGCAGCCCCAAAGGCTGGCTTCCTCAACGGCGCTATCCGCGACCTTGAGCGCCTAAGCGGCACCTCCAAGGGTGTTGATGGCGTCGGCAAGGCGCTGGACAGCCTTAAGGGCGCAGCAGCAGGCCTCGGCATCGCACTCGGGGCCAAAGAGCTTGCCGAGACCGCCGACGAATACACCAACATCCAAAACAGGCTGCGCCTTGTCACCACTGACACGCAGAACCTGACCGGCGTCATGGACGCGCTGTTTGGCGTCTCCAACCGCACCCGATCGAGCTTCGAAGCTACCACCGACCTCTACGGCTCGTTCGCCCGCTCCTCGAAAGAGCTAGGCCTTTCCCAGAAAGACCTCATCGGCATCACCGAGACGATCAATCAGGCGATCAAGGTCTCAGGCACCGACGCGCAGACGGCGGCCAACGGCATCCGTCAGCTTGCACAGGGTATCGCCTCTGGAACGCTGCGCGGCGACGAACTGAATTCCGTCCTCGAGAACATGCCACGCCTCGCGACCGCGATTGCGGCGGGCATGAACATCTCGGTTGGTCAGCTCCGCAAGCTGGGTGGCGAAGGCAAGATCACGGCCAAGGCCATCACGGACGCCCTGAAGAAGGAAGCGCCCCAGATTGCGGCCGAGTTCACCAAGCTCACCCCAACGATCAGCGACAGCCTGACCACCGTGAAGAACAACTTCACGAAGTTCCTGGGTGACTTCGACAAGGCCACAGGCGTCAGCACGGCAGTCGCGAACGCCCTAACCATCGTCGGTCAGAACATGGATGTCGTAGCCGCTTCGGCTGGCGCTCTTGGCGTCGCGATGCTGGTTGCGTTCGGTCCTCAGATCGGCGCGGCCATCGCAGCAGCTACAGCGGGCGTGATCGAATTCACCCTGGCCCTAGCCGCTAACCCGTTCGGCCTTCTCGCTATCGGCATTGCAGCCGCCGGCGTCGCTCTCGTGGCGTTCGGTGACGACATCGAGGTCACATCGGACGGAGCTGTCTCGCTCAAGGATGCCGTGGGCGGCGCGTTCGGCGTGATCGGCGACTACATCAAAACCGCCGCGGACTTCCTCTCCAACGCATGGAAGTCGGCAATGGGCGACGCCTCGGCCGCGACCAGCGGATTCCAAGCCGCTGTTGGCAAGGTCATGGTGGCCATCGCCAACTTCGTGAAGACCTACGTCACCACGATCATCGACAATTGGGTGTTCGCTGTGAAGGCGATCATCACCGTTTGGAACGGTCTGGTCCCCGCAATCAAGGACATCGCCATTTCGGCGGTGAACAACCTCGTCAGCACGTTCGAGGGCGGCGTCAACAAGGTCATCGGCCTGCTCAACAAGGTGCCAGGCATCGAGCTTGCGCCCGTGAAGATGATGGGCCTCCAGAACGACAGCATCGGCAAGGCCGCTGCTCTGGTGCGCGGTCTCACGAAGGACTGGAACGACAGCCGAGGCGCGACCGAGCGCGCGGCAAAGGCCTTTGGTGATGCCGCGATTGCGCGTGCTCGCCAGAACAAGGCCAAGGCCGCCGAGCAGAAGGGCACGGTCAGCGACAAGGCCGGTCCAGCGACGGCCACGGCTCCAGACGGCAAAAAGAAGAAGACCGGTAGCGGCAAGTCCGACGCGATGAAGGCGTGGGAGGAAGAGCTGAAGCGAATGCTCGCTTCGGAGGCCTTCTACTTCAAGGACAGCACCAAGGCAGAACTGGCGTTCTGGGAGGCCAAGAAGAAGCTGGTCCGTGCCGGATCGACCGACGAAACCACGATCATCGACAACATCGGCAAGCTGAAAAAGAAGCTCGCCCAGGACGGGCTACGCGAACAGCTCGACAATTTGGAAGCCCAACAAAGGGCCGCTCGCGACAACGCGACCGAACAACTCCGCATCGAGAACGAGAAAGCGGAGCTGATCAAGAAGACCTACGGCGAGGACAGCGAACAGTTCCGTCGCGCGCTTCAGGACAAGGACGAAGCTGCTCGCGAGTTCGCCGACAAGGAGCGCACGCGCGCCCGTGACATCGCGGACTTTAAGGCTCGCATGTTGGAGGCCGACCAGCAGCTCGCGGCCGACGAAACCAGCCGAAAGAACGCCGACGCTATCCGCCAGATCGAGCAGGAAGCGGCGGCAGGCAGGATCACGGACCAGCAGAAGCGCGACCGCATCAAGCAAATCCATCTGGACGAGGTGAACCAAGAGCGCACCCACCAGGAAGCGCTTTTCCAAATCCGTCTGAAGGCCCTGGAAGACGAACTGCGTCTGCTAGGCGTCGGCACGGAAGCGGCCCGCAAGGCAGCTCAGGACATTGAGGAGCTGAAGGCCGATCACGCGCGCGACCAGAAGCGCACCGATGGCCAGGAAGCGACGATCTACAAGCAAGCTGACCTCGATAACGCTGACGCCATGCTCCAGAAGACGCAGCAGCTTTCGAGCCTGTTGACGCAGCTCTGGGACGACCCGACAGCGGCCATGCGCTCGTTCTTCTCGTCGTTCCTGTCCAGCCTTCTCCAGAGCATCGCGCAAGCGACCATCCTGAAGAACACGATGGCTCAGGCCGGTGGCGGCGGTGGCATTGGCGGCATCCTGAAGACCGCGATTGGCGCAGCGTTCGGCGGTGCTCGTGCGGGCGGCGGCGGCGTCAGCGGCAGCAACTTCTACCTCGTCGGTGAGAAGGGCCCTGAGCTGTTCGCCCCAGGTCGCTCGGGAACGATCATCCCGAACCACGCACTCGGCGGCGGCTCCGCTGGCGGCACGTCGATCAGCATGGGCGGCTTCGTGAACCACATCACGGTCCAGGGGAACGGGGATCCAAACAAGATCGGTCTGGCGGTCGTCGCTCAGCAGCAAAAGCAAATCGACAACGCCGTTTCACTCGCACTTTCCAGAAGGGGGATCAGGTAATGGCCACGCCGCTACCATTCGAAAACAAACTGAAGATGCCTCGCTGGGCGGGCAAGCTGAACGCTGAGACCATGCAGACCGGCAGCTTGCGCCTGACGCAGCCTATCGGCCTCAACCCGATGGAATGGACCTCCACGTTTGAGTGGTTCGGCCTGAACCGCGACGACGCGAAGGCCGTCATGTCCGAGTTCGCGAGCAAGGCCTACAACGGGACCTACAGCTACACGGACCTCCAAGAAGGCCCCTGCCTGGTCCGTCCGACCGGCGAGAACGTCAGCTACGTGGAAGCCCATGCAGGGCACCAATCCAGGCTGACCGTTGACGTGAGGAAGCTGTGATGACCGGCAACCTCTACGTCTCCCAATACGAAGGTCTGGTGGAGTGGGTTGTGATCGACTTCACGCCCTACGGCGGCCAGCAGTATCGCATCGTGAACAGCAGCTTGCCTGACAGCGAGCCGGTGGGCGCGTTCTTCGGCAACGTCTCTTGGCAGGGTGAAAGCTGGACGGCTGTTCCCCTTGAGAGCGCATCCTGGCGACGCGGTGAGAAGTCGGACAAGCCGAGGATCGTCATTCCCGATGTGGAAAGTCTGATCTCCACGACCTTCGACACTTACGATGGCGCCCCTGGCATCCAGATCACCCGCTACAAGTCCCTCGGACTTGGCGTCCCGCTCTCGACCGAGCGCTACACACTGGCCAAGCACCAGAGCGTCCCGGGCTTCAAAGTCACGCTGGAGCTGACCCACGTCCTCGACACCAACACGTCGATTCCAAGCTACCGCATGAAGCGCACCGACTATCCTGGGCTTGGACCAGCGACGCAGAGGTAAGCGCCCATGGGCCTTATCTCTGACGACGTGTGGGCGCAGATCGCCCCTGTATTCGCCCTCCGTTTCCCCTGTGAGGGCATTGTTGCGGTCATGCCCGACATGACGTGGCGGGAGCTTGAAAACACCGCTGCTGACCCTCTACGGCACTTCGACCTGTCCTTTGCCGACAAAGCCGAGCTGGCCACCAATCCGCCGCTTGCCCTGATCCACAGCCATCCGAACGGCAATCAGGAGCCCTCGGACGCGGACACCATCTCAGCACTGTCAACGGGATGGACCTGGGGAATTTCGGTTGTCCATGGCCTGCCTGAGACCGGCGAGGTGTTCAGCGTCGGCTATCCTGAGTTCTGGGGCGATGCGGTTCCGATCCCGCCGCTTCTCGGCCGTCGCTACCTCTGGGGCGTCCGCGACTGCTGGTCGGTCTGCCGCGACTACTACCGGCTCAAGGGACACGAGCTGAAGGACGTGCCGCGCAGTCGTGACCCGTCGCTCTATCCGTCAGGCCATCCCCAAAGCAGCCCGTTCAGGTTCTACCCGCCTTCAGTTGGTTTCGAGCCGCTGGATAGCTGGCTGGACCGACGCCCTGGCGACTTCGTGACGCTCTGCTGGCGCGATCACGTCCCCAACCACTGCGCCATCTACCTCGGCAACTCCAAGCTCCTGCACCAGCCCCGCGACCAAGCCTCAAGTGAGTGGACGGTAAATAACGAGACCACGCTTTACACGAACATGAGTGCCAAGTTCTACCGGCTGAAAGGGAGCAATGCTACGAGTTAAACTGTACGGAAAACTCGCCGAACAACTACCAGCGAAGTACCAAAAGAACGGCCTCCAGCTTCACGCTAACAGCGTTCCAGAAGTTCTCGCCGCTCTCGATCAGCTCTTCCCCATCACCCGCGATCTTTGGAAGAGCGGAGCGGAGTTCCGCCTAGGTCGGACCCTCAAAGCAGCCCGCAAGCTCAAGCTGGAGGAAGTCAGCAACGGGCGTCTGTGCGGCATCAACGGCGACCAAGACGCCACCCTTCATATCGTCCCTGCGGTGTTCGGCTCCGAAATCACTTCGGCCATGATCATCACCGCGTTGGTCACGTCAGCTATCTCGATTGGCGTCACCCTGATCACCAACGCGCTATTTCCAGTCGGTGAGAAGACCAGCGGCAACAAGCGCAAGTCCGCGCTCTACAGCAGCGGCCTGAACGTCCAGCAAGAAGGTGTCGTTCTGCCCTATCTGGCGGGCACCGCGCTTGCTGGCTGCAACTTCATCGAGACCGACGTTGAGGTTCTTCAGAGCGGCCTATCTCCGACATTCACCCCTGGCCCAGGCGCTACCCGAGCCGGTGTTAGCGGCGGCCTGTACGGCGAAGACATCAAGGGCGGCGCGATCCTGAACGTGCTCTTCCCAGAGCTGTTCGGCTCCAAGGGCGGCGGCAAGACCCGTGCCGACAACATGATGTCATACGCGAAAATGAAAATGCAGGGCGCTGTCGCGGCCGGTCCAGTCGCAGGCATCAAGGGCACGACCGATCAGGAGAAGATGGCCAACATCTTCATCAACGGCATGCCTCTTTGGAACGCGGCTGAGAACCGCTCGACCTACGACGGCGTGTCATGGGCTGAGCGTCCAGGCGTCCCAGGCCAATCGGTCATCGCCATTACGCCCGGCGTCTCCAACGTCATCAACGAGAACCAAGCTCTGGTGAAGCAGACTGTCGCGGGCACCGACGGTTCGATCATCCGCGCTGTCTCAGGCCCCAACGTCGCCCGCGTCAAAATCCGCGTGGCCATGGCGCTTGTCGCTAACGACAAGAAGAACAACCAAAAAGAGACGGACATGGACATCGCCGTCATGACCCGACTGCCAGGTGGTAGCTGGGTCCAGTACGGCACGTGGCACTGGAAGGGTAAGAGCAGCAGCGCCGTCCAATCGGAGATGATCGTCAATGCGCCAGAGGGCGCGGGCGATCAGCTCTGGGAATTCAAAGTCCAGCGCATCACCGCCGATAGCACCGATGACAAGCTGCAGAACGAAAGCTCGTTCGGCGGCTGGACCGAAACCATCGACAAGGAGCTGTCCTACGACGGCACCCAAGGCGCGCCCGCGACTGCCCTGTTCGCAATGGCGGTCGACAACTCGCTATTCGATATCAACCAGCCGCCGGAAGTCGCTGCTATCTGGGAAGGCCGCTTGTGCCGCGTTCCAACCATCTACGACCCTGAGACCCGCGCCTACGGCGAGTTCTGGGATGGCACTTGGAAGCGAGCCCACACGGACAATCCGGTCTGGCACTGGCTGGAGCTTGCGACCGATCCCGTTGTTGGCGGCGGCATCGCTGATAGCTACTTCAACAAGTTCAGCCTGCTCGACTGCGCCAAGTTCTGCGACCAGCTCGTCAACGGCCGTCCTCGCTACACCCTGAACAAGCAATTCACCGACGACCAGTCGCTTCCCGAGCTGCTGAGCGATTTGGCGAAGACGTTCCGCGCCAACGTGTTCTTCGGCGGCGATCAGGTCTTGCTCGTTCAGGACAAGCCGCAGGGCTTCGTCAATCACTACGTCAACAACGCCATGGTCCTGAACGGGCAGTTCGTTGAGGACACCGTTGAGACCCAGGCCCGCTTCAACGAAATCGTCGTCCAGTGGGACAATCCTGCTCAGCACTATGAGACAGCCGAGGTCGTCTACCGCGATGAGGTGGCGATTGCGAAGTTGGCAGCGGCCGGTTTCCCGAACGGCGGCGTGGTCACGAAGACGGTCTACAAGATCGGCTGCACGAACGCCCAGGAGGCCTACGACTACGCGCGTCTCCTCGTTTGGATCAGCCAGAACGAATACAAGACGATCACCTTCGACATGCCCGTTGGCGCGACGAACTTCGCCCCCGGTCAGCTCATGGAAATCGACGACTGGAACAAGACCGGCAAGTCCAAGGTCGGCACCGTTAAGCGCGTCATCGACGCCAACACCTTTGAGCTAGACGCGCCTTTCGAGTTCAAGGGCGCAGCCGTTTACAAGCTCAGGATCGCGAACAACGAAGGCCAGACGATGAAGCCCCTTCAGGGCTTCGCGGTGGACACCAAGACGGCGACGATCACGCTGCATGACCACGGCCTCATTGAGGAGCAACCCGTGGGTATCGTTCAGGTCGGCGCTGGTGCTCAGCCGGTCGTCTATCGCGTCATCGACATCGCCGAGAAGAGCCCAGGCCAGTACACGGTCACGGGTCAGCTCTACCACGAGGGCAAGTTCGGCTGGGTCGAACAGAACGTCCCTGTCGTCATCCCGCCGACAACCGAAATCTCGATCAAGGCACCGAAACCAGAAGGCCTATCCATCCGCGCCAATCACCGCGCAGATGACGTGCTGGGAACGATCTTCGATCTGGAAGCAAGCTGGTTCCCGTATCAGCCGCCCGCTGGGGTCAACAGCACGCCAACGAAGGTGCTGGGCTACGAAGTGCAGTGGAGCGGTCCAGGCGACGCAACGCTCCGCGCTTGGGAGCGTGTCTATACGACCATCTACACGATCAAGAACGGCGAGCCCGGCCAGTACCGCGTGAGGGTGCGGTCAATAAATACGGTCGGCGCAACAAGCGAGTATGCAGAAGCGGTCTTCGACCTGAACAGCGACGACACTCTCGACCTTGAACCGCCGATCTTTGAGGGGCTGTTCTGAGGCGATGAGTGGCGAAGGTAGAATTTGTAGGTAGAGACCTCCCGGTAGCGTTCAAAGAGAACCCGCTGAACATCGGTGCGGGTTGGTATCAGATTGAATGCGAGTGCGCGGACAAGACGCTAATCAAGAGCACCGCGCAGGCCGACTTCATCTCCGAAGATGCAGACGGAATTCGTCACTACCACTCGGTGTTCACCTACGGCGAAATGTCGGGCGCAGGGATCACCCGTAAGCCCAAGCTGAAGCTCCGAACGATCAGCGCGGATGGTCACGTTTCCAACCGCTATACGCTGGTCGAGGCGATCAATCCGCCCCCCGTCATCAACACCCAGCCCGTCGTTACTCCGCAGCTCGATAGCGTCGCGGTCACGATCCAGCGTCCCGTTGATGGCGACCTTGCGGGCTACCTTATGGCGGTCAGTCCGGTCGAGGTTTTCGACCCTGAAGCCCACATCATTTTCGACAGCACGAGCAATGCGTTCACGGTCCCGATCAATAGCGCGGTCCAGACTTATTGGGCTCGCTTCGCTGCCTACGACGAGTTCGGAAAAGACAGCCTCGTCTGGACAACCCCGCAGGCCATCTCGACCTACAACGGCGACTGGACGGATGTCTTCGACCAGCTCGACCAAATCCGACATGAGGTCGATGAGCTTCAGGAAGTCGTCGATACCAAGATCGGTGAGCTGGAAGACCTGTTCGGTGATCGGGTCGAAGAAGCCCTAGAGACGATTGCCGAGACCGAAGAGCGTGTGAACGACATGCTCGCGGATGGCTTGGCCCTCGGCGAGCAGTTTGAACAGCTCGGCGAAACGCTCCTCCAAAACCAGATGCAAGGGGTCAAGGAGACCTCGGAGCGCATCGACGCGACCTATCTGGCTGACAAGCCGCTGGGCTCCGTCGTCGTCAACGAAATCACGCGCACTGACGATCTGGTCGAGACCACCAACCTGATTGCGGTGAAGGCGGCTGATGGTCAGTCGGTCATTCTCCGCACTGACAAGGTGTTCGTGCAGGACGGCGTTAGCGTCGCCCAGAAGCTCGAATTCATGGAGGCCAAGACCGATCAGGCCAAGGCCGACGCCCTCGACCAAATCACCCTCACGGCCAGCGAACTACGCGCCGAAGCGGACAGCAAGTTCACCCTCCAGACTGAGTTCGGCGACTTCCAATCGTCGGTTGGACAGCAGTTCCAATCGGTGTCGGATGCCAACTCGGCACTCGCCCAATTCGACAGCCTGCTAGGCGTCAAGAACGGCACCAACAGCGCGATCATTCTCAACACCGACAAGGTGTTGGTCACGCCGTCTCAGAGCCTCGCCGACAAGTTCACATCCATGTCGGCGGAGACAGCGCAGGCCAAGGCCGATGCGCTCCAGCAGATCACGATTGCCACGAACGCGACCAAGGCAGAGGCGAACAGCAAGTTCGTCCTGCTCACCAACTTCGCGGACTATCAGACGCAGGTTCAGCAGAACTTCACGTCCAACTCCAGTTCCAACGCGGCCCTAGCGCAGTTCGACCAAATCCTGGGCGTGAAGAACGCTCAGGGCACGGCGATCACACTGAACACCGACAAGGTGCTGGTCGCGCCCTCGCAGAGCCTGTCCCAGAAGTTCACATCGCTGTCGGCGGAAACGGCCCAGGCCAAGGCCGACGCGATCTCTCAAATTACGGTCGCGACCGACGCGGTGAAGTCGGAAGCGAACAGCAAGTTCGCACTCGTCACCGACTTCAACGGCTTCAAGACGACCACAACCCAGAACTTCACGAACGTGTCGAACCAGACCTCGGCGCTGGCCTCGTTCGACCAAGCTGTGGGCGTGATGCGTGGCGATGGTCAGTCGATCACGCTGAACACGAGCAAGGTCTATATCGACGCGACAACCACCTGGTCACAGCGCGACAGCCTGATCGAAAGCCGCTTCGCCGGTAACAGCTCAAGCTATCTGCTGAGCACCGCGAACACGGCAGCGTCAAACGCCTCGTCGGCCGTCACCACGCTCCAGCAAATGGGCGTGACGCTGAACAACGGCAGCGCCTGGATTCTGGATAGCAGCAAGGTCAACATCGGTGGCGGTGAAAGTCTCGCCACGCGCCTTACCAACCTCCAGAGCAGCGTGAACGGCAAGCCGTCCGTGGCCTACGTGGACAGCCAAGTCACGGCTTATACCGGTCCCAACTCGTCCATCGCGTCGCAGATCAACAGCGTTCAGACGACAGCGAACGGGGCGAATTCCAACGCGACCATCGCGCTGAACGCGACGAACGGTAACTCCGCGACCATCGGCATTTTGGCCGCCGTAAACGGGCGCGTGACCGGCCTGAAGATGAACGGCGCGACCGGCACCGTCATGTTCGAGGCGAACAACTTCGGCATCATCCAGACCGGCGGCGGCACTTCGGTTCTGCCGTTCAACGTCTCGGGCGGCACCGTCTACATGGACAACGTGGTCGCACGAAACATCGGTGCGGGCACTATCACCGCTGACAAGATCGTCGGCGGCGCGATCACCAACCAGCTCATCTTTGAGACCGGTACGTGGACGAGCTTCGACGCCTTCTCCGAAATGAACCACCTGACCTTCAACTACTATTGTGAAGGCGGTGCAGTCTCGCTGAGCGTCTATTGCGAGATCGGCACGACGACGAACGCCGCCGCTGGTGGCGTCTACCGCATCTACTGCGACGGCGTCGCCCTCAACAGCGGTGCTGACTACTGCACTCCGCTCTGGGGTCAGAAAGGCGTGACCATCCCGTCGAAGAGCAATCCAGGCGTTGGCGTCCACACCTACCGCATTGCCTACCAAGCCACTCCCGGTTCCGGCGCTGTCCGCGCGAACCGAACGTATGTCCTGCTCACGGAGCTGAAGAAATGATCGTCCTTATCTACAAGCCAGATGGCACCCAGCTTATCAGTGGTGATGAGTTCAACGTCCAACTCAACATGCCTCTCTTCGAGGGCAAGCCAGACACCTACATCCGCGTTCTGGATGACACGCCCTTGTCCGACGTTGGTTCGGTGATCGACAGCCGCATTCCAGCAACCGTCGAAGAGTTCGACGAGCTGTACGGCTCACCAGAGACCTGAACCCATCAAAATAAATACGTGACAACTAACAGTAGGTGTCACGAATGGCGGTCACAAAGGCGCAGTATAGCGCTCAATCAGCGGAGCTTATCACTAAGCTACTCAGCACGACGATCACTCAGCCCGAGTTCAAAACTCAGTGGGCCGACCTGAACAACGCCTATGGCGTGTCGAACCCCGACCTTGCCGACCGGCAAGGCAAGTTCATCGAAGAGAGCAACGACCTCAAGAAGGGCATCTACGATTGGGCGACGGGCACCGTGAATGGTGGTCCGAACCATGACGGCATGTACCCTATCAAGCTGGTCACTGGCGGCACGGTCATGTGGCCATGTATCGCCCGCATCATCGACCCGCTGTACGGCTCTGAAAGCCTCGCCAAGGAGTACGCTGAGCGCGCGGAAGCTGCGCTCGCCTCGTTCCTTGAGAACACCGACAATTCCGCCGCGAGCGCGGCACTGGCCAAGGCCTCAGAGCTAGCCGCAAAGGCCTCGGAGACGGCTGCAGCCACGTCCAAGACCCAGGCCGAAGCCGCCAAGGTCGCAGCAGCGCTATCCGAAACCAACGCCCACAACTCTGAACTGGCCGCGAAGGCATCCGAGCTAGCTGCTCAGGCCGCCAAGCTCGCGGCAGAGGCCGCACGCGATGCAGCGGCCCTATCGGCCACCGACGCAGATGGCGCCAAATCAGCCGCGGTGACTGCGAAGACCGCAGCCGAGGCCGCCAAGATCGCGGCTGAAGCGGCTCGCGATGCAGCGGGTCTGGTTCAAGCCGATGTCACCACTTCTAGGAACATCGCCCAGGCAGCAGCAGCGACCGCCGTGTCCGCGAAGACCGACGCTGAGACCGCCCGCGCCACGGCAGTCACCAAGGCCGCCGAAGCGCAGGCTTCCGCAGATGCGGCGGCCGGTAGTGCAACGTCAGCAGCAGCGAGCGCGACCCAGGCCGCTGCGTCGGCCACGACGGCGCAGTTCTATGGCGAGCAGGCTCAGCAAAACGCGGCCGGAGCCAACGTCGAAGCCACAGCCGCGATGAACGCGCGGGACTTGGCGAACACCTACAAGAACCAAGCTATCGCCGCGAAGACAGCGGCCGAAACCGCTGCCGCCAACGCGGCAACCTCTGAAGCGAACGCTTACGACTCCCAGCAGCAAGCCGGTTGGGCCAAGCGCGACGCAGTGAATGCCGTGATCGTGGCCCAGCAAGCCGTCACGCAAGTCCAGGGCTTGATCACTGAAGCCGAGGACGCCCGAGACGCCGCCATCGAGGCGGCCAACGATGCTGAAGACGCCCAGGCGCTGAGCGAGACTGCTCGTGACGATGCGGTGGTCGCGAAGCTCGCTGCTGAAGCGGCAGCGCTACAGGCCGCTCAAACGGTAGGCTTCGACATCACGGACTATCAGCTCAAGTCGGCCAAGGGTCAGCCCAACGGTTACGCGGGTCTGGATGCGAACGGCAAAGTGCCGCTGTCGCAGCTCGATACCGCTGTCCTGGGCGGTCTGAACTATCAGGGCACGTGGAACGCGGCGACGAACACGCCAGCCATTCCAGCGGCCAGCATCGCCAACAAGGGTCAGTATTTCATCGTCGCGACGAGCGGCACGACCAACGTGGATGGCATCACCGACTGGCAGGTCAGCGACCTGATCATGTCGAACGGCCAGTTCTGGCATAAGCTCGACCAGACCAACCAAGTCCTGAAGGTCAACAACAAGACCGGCGACATCACGCTCACGAAGGCCGACGTTGCCCTTGGCAATGTCGACAACACCTCGGACGCCAACAAGCCGATCTCGACGGCTACACAAGCCGCGCTCGACCTGAAGCTCAACATCGCGAGCAAGGCGAACAACACCGACGCGACCACGGGCACCGACGACGCCAAGTACATGACCGCAGCCAAGACCAAGGCGGCGATCAACGGCGCGACCATCACCCAATCTCAGGTGACGAACCTGACCGAAACTCTGGTGCTGAAGCTCGACGCCACGGAGAAGGGCGTCGCAAACGGCCTCGCGTCCCTAGACAGCAACGGCAAGGTCCCAGCTGCACAACTTGACCTGAACTGGAGTGGCATCAGCGGCAAGCCATCGACTTTCACGCCTTCGGCACACAATCACGTCCTCGCCGATATCACCGACTTCCAGGCCTTCGGCGATCAGATTTTCGGCAAGTTCAGTACCTACCAATCGAAGAACCAAAAGGGCCAGCCAGACGGCTACGCAGGCCTCAACGGCGTCGGCAAGATCGATGCTGGGTTCCTCGATGTTCAGTGGGACTTCATGACCGGTAAGCCGAGCACGTTCCCGCCATCGGTTCACGGCCACGCTTTCACGGACATCACAGGCCTCAACACCGCTCTAAACAACAAGCTCGACCTTACCGACGCGGTTCGTTCGCTGAACGGCCGAAAAGGCTTCGTCGTCATCACCGCTGCTGACGTGGCCCTAGGCAACGTGGACAACACGTCCGACGCCAACAAGCCTATCAGCACCGCTACCCAAACCGCCCTAGACGCCAAGTTGGCGATCTCCAGCAAAGCGACTGCCGGCGAAGCGACCGCAGGCACCGACGACACCAAGTACATGACCCCTGCGAAGACGGCTCAGGCCATCGGCGTAGCAGCTATCACCCAGGCCCAAGTCACCGGCCTGAGCAGCGCACTTGCGGGCAAGGTCGCAGATGGCGACGCCCTGAAGTCGGATCGTCAGGTGATCGTCACCCCGGCGATTACCGGCGGTGTCCTGACGTTGGACCTGTCGTTGGGATCGGTGTTCAACGTCTCTTGGAACGCCAACATCACGTCGATCAACGTCACGAACTGCCCGAGCGGCATGGTGTCGTGGACGCTGGTTCTGGTCGGTGCAGGCGGTTCATCGGTCTCGTGGAACACCACCACATTCAAGTTCCCAGGCGGCACCGCGCCAACCCTGCTCAGCAACGCGGGCGCTCATAACTTCATGTCGATGGCGACCCTGAACGCGGGCTCGCGGGTCAACGTGTTCTTCTCGGGAGCGACCGTCTAATGACCGCTTCCCGTCGCCTCCGCATGGGTGGCATGCACGCCACCAACTATTCGACGGCCTGGGACACGACGTTCCAGACCGGGCACCAGACCAACTACGTGACCTATTGGTCCACGAGCGCGCCCGCGTCGCGCTCTACGTCGGTGTCATGGCAGGGCACGGGAACGCGCGAGACAGCGGTCTATCGCAGCGCCAATGTCTCCTATTGGACCTCTCGCACGACCAGCGTTTCGGGTAGCCGTTGGACCTCTTGGACGACCGAATGGAGCGTGCCTTACAGCTATCAGTCATCCTACACGACCGAGTGGCACTCCTGGGGTCCCGGCGACCGACCTTACGGCCATAACACGACGGTCTCCTATCAATCGGAGACCAGCCGTTACACCTATTTCAAGTTCTCGGACGAGGGCTGGGACACGTATTTCAACACTACCTACAACTCGTCGTTCTTCGTCATTGACGGCTACTACAACACCGACATCACCCACACCCAGCAGACCAGCGCCACGGTGTCGGGCTACAACAATTACTCCCAAACCACGTCGGTCTTGGTCGGCTATACGAGCTACTACGACACGTCCTGGCTGGTCAGCTACACCAGCTATTGGTGGGACTACTGGAACACCAGCTACACGACGACGTACTCTAGCTCATGGACAACGAGCTACACGAGCACCTGGACCACCTCGTATTCGGATAGCTGGCAGACCAACTACAACACGTCGCGAACGACCTCGCAGATCACAGCGAGGGACACGACATGGTGACAGTTCGTCCTCCGTTTTCCGGCGAGCTGTTGGGCGATCCGGCCATCCAGAACAAGAAGATCGGCCGCGACTTCGCGGCCATGCGCGGCGGCCACCTATCAGCACTGTCAGGCGTCGAAGCCATCATCCGCGAGAAGGCTCCGCTGCTCGCGAGCTACGACGTGAACCGAGGGCAGCAGCCCTTTTTCCATGAGTTCACCTACACGGAATGTCTGGGCGCTGGCCTGCTTGTCAGCCCTCAATCTCCCGAAGCGTCGGCTCGTCTCGTTCAGATGGCTCTCGAGTATTCCGACCAGGGCTTTGACGCAGCGAGCGCGGTCCTAGCGCAGCGCGAAGAGCGCGGCACCTTGGACAAGTACAAGCAGGCCAGCGGCGAGCTGAACGTCAAATCGGTCGCGTTCATTCCAGGCACCAACATGTTCCACGACATGGTGTCGCGCGAGGCGCTGTCGCGGGCCATGTTTGAAGACGAAGAACTGGTGATCAAGCCGCACCCGCTGAGCGACGGGAAGCTGATCGCCGAGCTATGCAGCATCTTCGGCCACTACCGCGTCCTCGACCCCAAGCTCAGCGGCGACGCCTGCCTGGTTAGCGCTGAACGGGTTTACGCCTGCACGACTACCGAAATGGGCCTCTATGCGGTCCTCATGGGAAAGCCGATCCACAACGTCGGTAACTTCTTCAACGAGGGGCGCGGAGCCTACAGCGCGTTCTATCGGCAGCTCTGGAACAAGACGCCCGACGAAGCCAAGTCCACGCTCACGCACATCCTGAATTCGCCGCTCAGCGGGTTCATGCACAAGGACGATCCGAACGTCGCTGATCGCGTCCAGGCCTACTTCGACGCGGCCATGTCCGTGCGGGCAAGCCTCAAGCCCGTGCTGCCGTACCCACAAGCTCCTGCTTCCGGCGCCCCTGTGAGGCCAAGCTAAATATGGGCTCGGATTTGGTCTCAGACATCGAAAGGGGCGACGTGATTACAGACCCCTCGCTCACCCTAGTAACCCGCCCTCTAGACCCGCAGCGCGTCCTTTTAGATGCGGCGATCGAGCGGCTTCACCAACAGTGCAATCGCCTAAAAGAGTCGGGAAGAGCCTGTTCAGCACGAAAGGCTCCGCGTCATGGAAGCACTGGCTAGCATCGTCAACGCCCTGATCGGCGGTCTCGCGGGGGCGAGCCCAATGGTCTACTTCTCCCTCGTCGTCACCCTTGGATGCGGCTTCGGTTGGTGGACTGAAGCAAAGGCCGGTGCGGGCGACCGCAAGGCCGCGACCGAGCGCTTTGACGCGATGGTGAAGGACAAAGACGACCGTTACGACAAGATGGTCACGGACGCTCAGGAAGCCGTTCGCGAGGCCCAGGAACAGGTGCGCGCGATCAACACGGACTGGACCGCCACCAATCGGGAAAACAGCGACAGCCTCCTGAAGATCACCGAGGCTTTGCAGCATGTCGCGGAAACGCTCGCCACCATGGGCGACCGCGCGGAGTAATCAGGGCGGCTTTGGTTTTCCCCTTTTCCGCTCAGATGCGCGCCCCTTCGGTCACCCGGAGGGGCGTTGTCATTTCTCCGGGAGGTTCAGGGTCGTGCAGTCGGCGACATAGACTGCCGCCTTGGGGATCATGACCGCGCTCTTGCTGGAGAGCTGGAGCATCTTCGCCTTCCCATCGACCTCGCGAACGAACGAGTAGATCTCGGCCGCTTGGATGCCTTCAGGGTAGGCCACCAGTACCGTGATTTCCTTCGAACTCATCCGCAGCGGAATGATCTGGCCGCCATCGTCGCGCGAAGAGACAATCTCGCCCCGGCTGTCCTTGAACAGCACGTCCAGTTCGCCCTTGTCGTTCTGGGTCAGGGTGGTGGACCCACCCGATATCTGGTCGTCCTCCCAGCCATCCTGTCCCTTTTTCACCAGACCAGCAGCCGGATAATAGGCGTGACCCTTCTGAGGACCGCACGCGGCGATGGTTCCGGCGTTCGCCTGGGATGCAGCCGCTATGACGGCGATGGCCAGCAGGCCCGACACGAGTTTCATGCGCTTAGACCTTCGGCTGGCAGGAGCCCGCATACTGCGAGATCGAGACGTTGGCGGGCGTTGATAGGATGTGGCGCGAGTATGCGGCCGGAAGCGGTTTGCCAGCTTCGGGCGGCGTGTAGACGGTCAGGAGGGTCAGGTTTCCAGCGGGCGTCTGTTCCAAGAACTGCATCTGATCACCCAAGCGAGTGAACCGGACTTCAGCGGTTCCGACGTTGCCGATCACCTGAGCGGTCCCCGACTGTTGGTCGAGGTTGGTGATGGTCAGCTTCATCGCGAAGCCCGCCTTGCCACGCTGATAGTCCGGGTTCAGCGCGCCTTCATGGACAGCCTTCAGCTCGCAGCTCATGGCCGTCATCGTCGGGAATGGATTGAGCGGGAAGATCGCCGGATTGCGTGAGCAGCCGCTTAGCAGCGCTGACATGGCCAGCGCGAACGCGATCTTCTTCATTTCATTGCCCCCGCTAAGGATAGATCGGCTTAGCTTCACAAGACCTACCGGCCTGGATGAGCTTCGCGCAAGCGGCCTGCGCCTGGGGCATGGTTGGAAAGGCCGATATGATCGCCCGGTTCACGCCGCCCCGGCCGTCAGTTTCGATGATCGAGCCCGTCTGCACGCCCAAGAGCTTCATGCCCTTGTCGATAGCGCGGCTGGCTTTCTCGACGCTCTGGAAGCGCCCTAATTCCAGATAATAGCCTTGGCCTGCTGGCTGGGTCGCTTCGGGCGCTGTTGACCCCTGCAAGGGGCTCAGCGTCTGCGCGACAGACACGGCAAAGCAGACGACGGACAGAGCTGAAGAGCCCGCGACGACTGTCCGTGTACGCATTTCCTTCCTCCCTGACGCGCCCAGCCTACAGCTTACTCGTCTTTTGCGCGAGTATATCTGGACGCACCCGGCGACTGGGGTTATCGCGGGTGCATGATCCAGTCCGGCCCGCTGCTATCGCGGCTTCTTCGCTTCTTCGACGACTACGACCACGGGCGTTGCGACGAGCAAATTCGCCGCGACTACGCTGAGCTTTCAGCTCGGGTCGAGATCGCTACGGCCAACATGGAGACCGCTGAGAGCGAGGAAGAAGCGAGCCAGCATTGGGAACGCGCGGCAAACGACATCTTGCGCTTCCTCCAACGCCTCGACGCGCCGACAGTTCACTAACAGTGGTGATAAGGCTAAGAATTCCGAAGTATGCTTTCCGGGAATTAAGCATAGTTAGAAAATAGTTCTTGCCAGCGCAGATAAGTTGAGCTACAGGTTCGTTATTGCAGATCGCTGGACCAGTGGCACCAGCGATTACTCAATCGTCCGCCGCCCCTTAACAGGAGCGGGAAGCCCACTGGATGGCCGATGAGCTAATTGAGGCTCAGGAACGCCGCCTGGAAAAGGACAAGGCCGGTATCGGTCCGAAGGATAACAGCGCACCTGTTATCCGGGGTGGGGTCCCTAGGACCCGGTAGGAAGCGGTCATCGCTGCTTCCACTTTCGCTCCCCTGCAATGGAGCACCAACCCTGACGACAGTCAGGGAAGGTGCTCGTGTATGGTGCGTCCAACCAGCCCTTCTCGACAGTCGTCTCCGCAAGGAGACTTCTTGATGCAATACCTGTTCGACACCGCCGCTCCCATCATGGAGCAGATCAAGTCGATCAATGGCGCGGTCGCCAAGTTCCACCTCAGCGTGGATGAATTCCGCGCCCGCGTGCTGGCTTATCAGTACCGCTTTTCCCACCACTACCTCATCGGCGCTGGCGATCCCGTTGAACTCGCTACCGCCCTCGTCCAGGCGCAAATCCCCGGCGCTGGCGCAGATGACAACGCATGCCTTCCGGTCATGCGCCTCTTGTCGGGACGGTTCGACCCGGCAGCGCCCAAGGTCAGCTTCAACGGTCACGACGACCTGACCAAGTTCCGGCGCAACGAAGGCTGGAGCCGCTATGCAGGCGTCCACCGCTGGCTCTTCCAGAGCCAGACCCACCCCGACGAAGCTGAGGCCAAAATCCTCGCGTTTCCGGGCGGCCTGACCGCCATCCTGGCGGAGGACCGGAAGAAAAACGGTAAGACCCGCGCCAAGCCGAGTGAGGCGTTCGTCAAGGTCGCCATCGAAGATGTGAAGACCCGACCGGCTCACGAGGTGGAAGGCGCGGCCCAGGAAACTGGTCTCCGCATGGTCTGGGCCTACGTCGAGAACGGCGTGGTTCATCTTGGCGGCGTGGTCAGCAACAGTGAGCAGGCGGCGAAGGCAGCGGCAGCCAAGTACGGCGCAACCAAGCCTCAGAGCATCGGCGTGTCTCGCGCGATCATGGCCGAAGCTGAGAAGCAGGCCGCGTCCATGGCGGCCCTGCGGGCTTCCGTGACCGGTGGGGAGGAGGCGTAA